GACGTTCTGACAAGTGATCTCTTGCAATTTGTGCAGCGTCTCTAGAATTTTTTGTATGTTCTCTTTCAACTTTAACGCCTTTCTTCAACGCCTTTTCTATTTCAGAAACAGGTCTACTATGTTTTTTTGCAATTTTTTCTAATGAAGGAGTAGGAACATCTAGTTCTTCATTGGTAGTTGTTTTCCAACCACCGCCCTTTGACTTATACCACTTAGCAGCCCAACCATTTGCATATGCGGAAGGATAAACATCAAACTTTGATCTGGCCATTGACTTGGCTCTTGCCCAAAGTGATGGATTGGTTGGAACGTTCTTTTCTGTTAAAATTTCTTCGTTTGTTTTTACGAATACAGGCTTTTCGCCTTTGCCCGGTCTATCAGCAACTGGGTCTTCTCTTCTTTTTCTTCTTGCGGCTTTTGCTCTATCCTCTTTACTCATGGCTCTTGCTGATGCAAGAGGACGGCATTTTGGCTTACCTTCACCGGGGTCTCTGGCACATTGTCCTTTAATGTTGCCTTTTGTATCAAAACGGACCCATTTTTCTTTGAACCATTTACGAAGGTCTTCGGTTAATAAATCTTCATCTAATTGTGCTGCAAATCCACCAGAAATGAAGGAATTTACTCTATCAAATGCAAAAGACTCTGGTGTACCACCAAAGGATTCGTTCCAAATACGATAGCCTCTGGCATATACTTCTTCAAGTATATCCACAGAAATGCCTGAATTTGATGATTTTTTATATAGAGATAGCTTGGCTTTGTCAGATAGGTCTACGGCAGATGTATCTAGCCCATTAAAATTATTAAATGTTTTCATATGGAGTTCCCCTTGGGTTTTCCTTATTTTGTGAGTCTGCCGTAGCCTTATCACACTGACTTCTTATTTAGTTTATGTGATTTCTTGCCAAGTAATTGATCCGGCAACATTACAGGTGGCAGTTCCAGAAGTAACAGCTAATGTGAAAGTCTGTTGAGTGTTAGCAAAAGTATCTCTCTCTAACTGATATTTAAATAACCCATCACCAAGAGATATTGACCCACCAGACTGAACGGTTGATGTTAGATAACCAGAATCAATTTCAGTTCCACCAGACATAGTAGCTGTAGCATTTGTATTCCATTGAACAGCAGAATCGGAAGCGGTATTAGCCCAAACTGCACCAGCTATAGTGGCTCCGGTTACAATTTTCCATCTATAGTTTGCTTGGTTTAATGGAAGAACACCAATCTGTTTTGGAATAGCAATTGCATCCATTCTATCTGGATGTAGTTTTATTGATACAACTGGATAGTATGTACCGGCAGAGGACAAAGCAATTGTATTAGATCCTATTGGATCTTGACCAATTGTTAATTGTCTACCAAAAGGTTCAATACCACCTTCAGAAATAACAGTAGCACAAATTTGTTTATAAGTGCTTGATGAAGCTGTTGTTCCAATATTTTCGACTTCCATTCTCATTGGCAAACATGCTGTTTGCATATATGCACCTTTTGGTGCAGCATCTTCATTAGCATGATGGAAAGAATGACAGTGAATAAATTCACCATTAATAACGAATCCCATTCTTCCAGTACCAACACCCAACCATTCAATATCAAGAAAGAAAATTTGTGGATCATCAAGGTTTAAAGTAAGTAATGATGGACCTGTACCGTCTAGTTTATCAATATTCCAATTCGACTGATCAACTCTAGTATCTACAACTGAGCCTGAAACTTTTGATCTTTTAACGAAACAGACATTACTAGTAGTAGCATCTGAACGCTCAATGAAAAACCCATTATCAGTACTAAAATAACCAACACGTTGTCTTAAATTTGTCTTATGTGGGTTCATAACAAAAGTTGTTAAAATTTGAATAGATTTACCAGGCTGATAGGCAAACACACGCTTTGATTCACGGTAAACCTTTGCACCAGATGCAGTTGTTAAAGTACAATCAATTGATGAAGTATTAGAATTAAAAGCATAAGTTCCACCAGCAGTATTGGAGGTGTTTACTTTACCATTGTCTTGATATCTATGAAAAGAATCAAAAAGAGTATAAGGCAAACCAACTCTGGCTCTACCAAAAGCATCTACCGCCATACCAGAGGGATTAGCAGGACCAACTAAATTTCCATATTGATCTGCAAGCATAACAACTTCAAATATTGTTTTGCCATCTTTTAAATATGAATGTGTATCTTTACGAAATTGTGCCATAATTCATTAACCTTTGGTTACATTATTGTTTTTATTTCTGTTTCTAATCTTATCTCTCAAAAGAGGGTCAGCGTTTTCATCGTCCTCATGATATTCTATAGACTTATCTCTTGTATTTAACTTATATTCTTTAAATCCAACCAAATTCTGTTGTGTTTGTCTCATCATTTTAATTATGGCACCATTTTGTTTATCTTTAGCTAATTGATTAGTTGTTACATATTGCTGTAACGGATCAATTTGAACTGCAGGATTGCCAGAAACGTCACCCATACCACGAACACCATCACCGGCAGACTGTGTTTCTTCTTTGATGAATTCTTTAAATGAAAGCATTATTACACCTATTTTTAGTTATCTGGTGTATTTATAAAAAAAAGAGGGTAGGCGAAAGCCTACCCCCGAACTCTGTCTGACAAAAATATGGTCAGGCGGAACCCCACCGTTTGCTCCTGACTATTCCGTGGCCCTTTCTTGTTTAGGCTCGTGCCGCTGACGCTATGCGTCCTACATATTTTCGCTATTCTTATTTAGTAAAGATTTAGGCCCATTGAATAAAAAATTTGGAGAAAAACCATCAAAACCACCACCTAAATTCAAATGTTTCATAATTTTTTTGGCCTCACTGGCAAAATGATGGGTATAAACTACGTGTCCTGTCTTCTTTTCAACAACATCAAAAAGTCCATTATTTGCAACAATCTTGTAATTAACGGCCATCAGTCATCTCCTTGATACATTTATGTATTTCACCAGTGATTAATTCTTTACAGTAGGAACATTCAGGCGTCCATGCAAGCATATTGAGAACCTGGTCCACATTAGGTTCTGTTCCATAGTTTAGAACTGCCTTTATGTCAACAGTGTCAATATAATTACAGGAACATACGATCATTCTACTCTCCCTGTTTTTGTGCTGACGCTCTGTGGTAATATCTTTCAAATATACCTAGACGATCTTCTTCTGAATAACAGTCAGGAACAGGAAATCCCTTAACAATCATCCATATTTCATCCGCCATCATAAGTCTGAATTGTTTGTCACTTAAATCCATCGAACTTTTTTCTGTCGAACTTTCGTTTTGGTTTTGATCGTTCATTTTCTTCCTCCATGAACTTGCCCTTATCCATTACTGGTCCGTCCATAATGTCTTCTTGAGCAGACTGTTCAACATCATATAGACGCATATTAGCCTTATCAATACCAACAACAAAACGACGATTCATAAAAGGATCAGAATATCTGTTTTTAAGTTGCTTTACCATTATCTGGTTTAGTTCTTGTAGAACCTCTGAACTGATAAGAGCAAACATAAAATCAGCAGTTGCTGGCAGACCAAAAGATTCTGATGTGTCTTCCAATCCAACATCGCTACTTGAAAATCCTTTACGAGTTGTTTGTGTGGCGGAAACAATAGGAACATCATATTCAACAGCTAGACCCCTCAATTCTTCTGCAATAGCCTTAACCAAGGTATAAGAATTTGCATTAGAGCTATTCTTTAACCTTGATGACAGACAAATATTTAGATAATCAATGTAGATGATATCTGGTTTGAAGTTCTTTTTGATTCTCAACTCATTCAACAGATGACGAAAGTTCGCTGAACCGGCACATGCTGTAGGATATTCCTTGATAATGAGTTTACCAGTTATCTTTGACTTTAGTTTGTCAATCTTTTCTTTATAGTTTTGTTTTGATATAAGTTGCAATGCATCCAAATCTATGTCTAGTAAGTTTGCATCTATTCTTTCGGCAATGCGTTCTTCTGCCATTTCAAGTGTGATGTATAGGACATTATAGCCTCTTGAGATATTGGCGGCTGCACAGTGACACATGAATAGACTTTTGCCGACTCCGGTTCCGGCCAAGGCGATGTTGAGGGTCTTGTTGGGTAAACCACCGTTCGTGATTGTATTAAAGTAGTCGAGATCAAACGGCACTCTCTTTTCTTTTCGATGGTAGAACTCATAGCGTTCGTCGGCATCAATAAGAAAATCATGACCAATATGTGAATCAAAGGATACTCCAAGAGCATCGCTGAGAATCTGTGGAATAGCACCTTTAGAGATTGAACCATTTTTTTCATCCAGTATTTTAATAGACTTCATAAGACCAAGATAAATTGCTTTATCCTGACAAAACTTTTCAGTCTGATCAAGTAACCAATCTAGTTTTGCATCTGATGTCTGTAAAGAAGAAATGATTTCCTTGCTGGCTACAAACGTCTGTTCGTTTATTCCATCTTTATTAGATAGATCAATTGCTAATGCCTCAATCGCAGGGAAATCATTATACTTCTTTACATAGTCGTCAATTAGATCAAAAACAACCCTCTCTGAATAATCTTGAAAATACTCACTCTTAAGAAATGGTATGACCTTTCGGCCATACTCATTATTATGTAATAGATTAGTTAGGATTGTTCTTTCTATGTTCATTCAGCCTCCGTTTCCTCATCATTATAAACCAGTGATCCTTCAGTGTCAAGTGAATACTTACGCTTGATATATGCAGCAAAATCAGTCTCTTTGAACATAGTCATCCAAAAGTCTGAATTATCCACGACATCCCCCGCTCTAAAGTTTCGTCCATCCACTTCACCAGTCGTGCGATCCACTTTGGCATACCATCCCACTTTTGGCTTTGCGATATAACCTCCCTCAATGGCCACGTCAAAAAGACCGCTCCAACGATTAATACCGCCCTCATAACTAACAGTAATTGGGATTTTAGATTTTTCACGGACGTAACGAGATTTTTCCACGTTGATAACAAAGTGATAACCTGAAATCTCATTGCCTTCTTTCTCCTGTTGTCTACCTAAAATCCAAATATTGTCTGCGCCATAATATGCGCCAGTACCACCACCAACGATATCTTTAGGAAACATACCAATTTCTTTGTAAGTATGATTGACTGCCACAAGGGGAATGTCTTTCAATGTAAGGTGAGGGGTGATCATTCGGAATAGTGATTTAAGTTGCTTGGCACGTGACATGTCAGCAACTGACTTTTCGTTCATAGCATCTTCGACTTCTTTCTTCGAAGCAAGATTACCAATAGAGTCAATAATAATAAGAACCTGATCTTCTCTGGCAATCTCTTTTAATTGCTTCATAAGATCAAACTTCAGTTCTTCAACATCAGTAATTGGTGTATGAATAACAGAGTCAAGAGGAATCTTGAACTTATTAAAATATGACTGTGGCGTTCCAAATTCTGAATCATAGAATAGAACAACGCCGTCAGGATACTTCTTTAGAAAAGACGACGCTAGCAGCAAAGCAAATCCAGTTTTGAAGTGCTTTGATGGACCTGCTAGCATCGTAAGTCCAGGAGTAATACCACCATCAACAGAACCAGACAATGCCACGTTAATCATTGGCACTGGCGTCTGAATCATATCCTTCTTTGTATAAACCTTAGAGTCTGTTAGAGTTGAAGTCAAATCAATTGTCGAATTCTTAATCAATCTATCTTTTAGTGACATACATTCTTCCTTCTAAAATTTCTTATCCATGACAAGAATACTACCTTTTTTCACATTTGTCAAGTCTAATTTTCTTGATCTTATTCCTATATTCGCAGCGATCAACAAAGAAACAGCAAGAGGATCGAATACCAATACTATTATTATAATAACAAAACGAACTGCTTTCTCTAATTGACCATTATCTGCCTGACCATATATCATATCAGCTATGTATTTTACTGGACCAACTTCCGCTTCAAGTTTACGAACAGCAGTTTCAATCTTAACTTTTTGTAATGTTAAATCTGAGATCTTTTTGATCTCTTCTTCCTTCTTCTTATATAATTGATCTCTATTCTTTTTTTGATTATCACTGGCTCTTAACGAATTCTCACCTTTACCTTTTTCTGTAATCTTATTAATAGCATTATCAATCTGAGATAGTTGTTTATCTATATCAGCAACATTTTGTTTTTCAAAATCTATCTTCTGATTAATAATTTGTAATTGTTCTGAATTACCAGAATTCATATTGACAGTCTGATCAATATGTGCTTTTGAAAGAAACCCAAATGTTCCCATAGAAGATATAAACATCAAAATTAATACTATTATAGTAAGATAATATTTTAGTACTCTTGGACAGATGTTCCAGTTGTTATATAACCACGAAGCCGTTACTAGTTTACCAATTTCTAATGATCCTCCCATAAAAATAATAGGATAAAAAGCTCCTGCAAATAATGCGGTCAAGCCATAAACTGAGTAAAACCCCGATACTCCTGAGAGTATCAGGGCTGTAATTAATGCTAGATAGTTTATCATTCTACTATACTATTAATCTTTTCTTTGAGTTCTTTTAATTGAGGAACTCTATTCTTCCAATAGATATATTCTTTATCTGGATCGTCACAAAGTCCATCTATCAATGGCATTATTACTTCAACTAATTTAGAAATCTTATTGTTTAATAAAGTTTCCGTATCCTTTGATGAAGTTATTAACAAAGATAATTCGTCTACATGCCTTAAAGTATCTTCAATCTTCTTTTTAAGAACTTCTTCGTTTTGTTTAATATCTTTTTCTGATATTAATGAGAATTCAAATTCGTTGTCTGTCATAATATTTCCTCCTTTATTATTATTTTTATCGGAAATTTATTATTTTAACTATTAATATATGCATCCATCTTTTTAATAAATGCGTCAATCTGTTTTACTCTTTCTGTTCCTGACCACTTAATAATATCCTTGTCAGGGTTCTTCTTTAGATTAAGCAACAGTGGCATAACCATTTTACGTAGTCCCTGTAACTTAACCTGTGTTGCTCCAAGCTGATCCTGAAGTTCTAATTCACCAGCTTGAAGTTCGTCGCTACTGACCATATCAAATACGAAATCGTCAGCAGTGAAACCAAAGTCGTCTTCTGTGCTCATTAAAAGTCTCCTAATGATAGTTTTTTCTCTGTCTTCCAACCAATAATATTCGTTATAGAATGTAATGGTTCAAGAAATGTTTTCTGAAATTGTAGTTCACGGTCTACATACTTATCTATATATTTCAATTCTTCTGGTAGTTCGTCAGGAACAGCAATAACAGTTTCCTTTGTGGGATTAGGCATTTTTAGATATGCAAACTTGATCTTATCACCATCTGAAATTGGTGGGATGGTTTTGATATCTAACTGTTTTAGCATTTTATTAAATGTCAAAGCACCCTTGACATGAATAGGTGTTCCTGATTTATAACCATCGTTCATTGTTCCAAAAAGAATAGACTTTGATGTTGTCTTATATCCTGTCATACCATTAACACCACGAGGAAATGCAATTTCATTAAATGGTAGAGTGACAAATTCATCATGAAACTCACGAACAAAGTTTTGAAGATCTTTTTCGGTCTTATTCATAATGATTTCGAAGCATGTCTTCAATCCCTGTCTGACGACATGTGGCTTATCAGAACGAACAGCTTCAATTCCTTGAATCTTGATCTTTGGCTTTTCATATTGGACACCTTCAACGTTCCACGCATTTAGAATATACATCTTCTTCTTTCGCCAAATACCTTTATTGGCGATTGTTTCACGCTTCATTTGCATCTTCTGTTGATATGCGTTCATATATTCTGCAAGTTCTTGATAACACTTATCAATATAAGGTTGAACTTTCTGCTCACAGAATTTATCAATAACTTCAACAATCTTCAATTCGTCGTTCCGACTATCACCAAATGCAGATGTAACCAGAGAATTCATATTCATATAGATAGAATCTGTATCAGATGCAATAACATAATCAACATTATCCGTCTTTAGAACTTTATTCATATATAGATTGATCTTACGTTCAATCCAACGAATAGACAACTGACCAGACGATGTAATTGCTTCTGCAAGATCAAAGTTGAACCAACGAAAATATTGATTGCCTAACGCTCCATAAGCTGAATTTAGCTGAATTTTTTTCGCCATTTGCATGTTGTGATAACGAGCAATTAGTTTTTCATCTTCCAATGATTTACTATGTTCATACCTTTGTTTGGCTTCAAGCATGAGTTTCTTATACTTCGTTCTGTCATTATACATCTTTTCCATTAGAGCAGGAAGAAATCCCTGATTTTCCCTACGAAAACTACAACCATTCGCTGCATATGAATAGATATTTTGGTCTCTGAACTCAACCTTATCAAGAAGTTGATCAACAGAAGGCGGTTTTACTGCCCTACCAACAAACATCTCTGGGCTTATGTTGTATTGCATGATAAGATGTGGATATAGACTGTTCAAGTCAAATGATACAACCCAATTATAAAGTGCGGGAATTGGATCTTTAACATGCCCACCCATTAGTTCTTTATCCATGGTGTGATTTTCCATGGGAGGCACAACAATACCTTGATCCATAAGATAATTATGGATAATAACATCCCAAGGACGAACTGTTGTCATAGTATCATTAAAGTTAATCTTGGCGTCATAGGCAAGCGCCATGATCTGTTCAATAAACTTTAACTTATCGTCAAGCCTATCAACAAGAACAGTATCGTGAATGTTATACTCTATGAACTTCTGAAAGTTCTTTTTATAAAGTTCCAGAAGGTTTCCATATTCAGAATAATCAATCTTATTCTCACCAAGTTCAATGTTGGCAATGAAGTCTAGTTTGTATGACTCCTGATTACCAAACGAAAACTTGCGATATAGTTGATAATAGTCAAGAACTGAAATACCCTCAATAGAATAGCTCTGATTCTCCTTACCACGAAACTCTACTGTCTTTTCTCTGATATATCCCCATGGTGATAGTTTCTTGATCTTGTCTTCACCAAGAACACTTTTAATACGATTTACAATGTAGGGAATGTCGAAGAATTCAATGTTCCATCCAGTAACAATATCAAGGTCTAGAACTTTCCAGCAGTTGAGAAACTGCTTGAGGAGTTCTGATTCGTCTTTACATTGAATGTAGAAGGTTTTAGGGTCGGTGCTGGTAAATTCCCCACAACCAAAAACGTAGTTACGGTTACGACAGCGAAGAGTAATCGCAGTAATAGGCTTATCAGCCCTGGATATATCAGGAAATCCTTCATCAGCAGCACACTCAATATCCAGTGAACCAATGTTAATTAGTTTAGGATCATAATCAATTTCACCGCCA